CGCTCTAGCCAGATACTTAGCTCAGTGGGATCATCCAGGCTTGCGATCTGGTTGAAGTAAAGCGTGAGCCAAGTCCACTGCGTAATATCAACGGTGTTGGCAAACTCGTCGAACGTTAGAAGCTTCGCTCCGTCGTGCCACTTCTTCTCGGAAATCTGAAGTGCGGGTTTGCTGCCCGTGCCGATAGTTAACGAATTGCCTTCACGGGTGCTGTAAGCACACCAAAGGGGAATCTGGGACGTAGCCGTTGTGTTGTAAATTGCGGGTCGGCCCGTATAACCGCTGTCATAGCCATAAGCTAAGAAGATCGTCTGGTCTACCGCATCTGTCTGGATGGTGTAGACTTCTACAGCGGCTCCATAAGTATCAAAGAATTTGACCCGCAAATCGCTCGGGTAATCCCAGCCGCCGTCAATCTTCTCCACAGAAGAGTCGGGGCAAAAGGCGACATCCAGCTCTAGGTCATTAGACAGCGGGCCAGTGCGGGCGCCATAGCGTTCAAGGGCTTTGTACGCCAGAAGGGTCATGTCCCAATCGCGCCTCCACATGCGCCCGTGGTACATGCGTTGGCCGCCGGTCAGGTTTGCCTGTGTTCTGTTAACGAAAGGGTAGATGTGCGCAAAGGCGAAGCTGCTGCCGCCGTGAGCAGTGCGCACCCGCGTCTTCGTGGCGGTTGCGGTCCCCTCTTTTCGTATCCCTCCCCATACAACCTCATCTCGGGCATCGCCAGAATAATTGGGGCCCCAGAAATCCTCTACCGTTACTGCGGTCGTGCCCGTAGCAGTGTTTGGCCAGTTTTCCCAGGTGTCGTCCGTGTGGTCATAAAGCATGACGACTAGATCAGCGCCTGTGGGGTTACCCCATAGCGAGCCAGCACGCCGAACAAATATGCTGTAATCGTGTTGATCAGTTAGCGTGACATTAAACCATGTGTGCAACAGGTCATTGTCGCGGTGGTTAGAGCCGGACGGCAGATCGCGGCAAACTACAATAGAGGCATTGCCCGACCCCGGCCCAGGCATCTGAATGCTGACAACAAGGTGGTGCAACCTCCAGTGGGTAGAGTCACTGAAGACGCCGCCTGATTTATACCTCTGGTCCCGTGCGCCAATGCCAAACAGCGTTTGATGCTCGCTTGAAGGCATGTCCACGCCAGTGGCGGAAGATTCGGAGCTATAGCGGAAGGTAAACTGGAAGCAGCATTCGCGGTTAGGTTGGCCGATCCAAGGGAATGTTTTAGGCGCGTTATCCGCCAGCCAAGCACCGGCCGAACCGCCCGTGACCGGGGGAGCAAAGACGCCTTGGGAAACGACCGACTCTTTCGGGCCGCTGGCGGCATCGGGGAATCGGAAAGCAGTCTCAAGCGTTAGGCCCGGAAACTTAATCTCCTTATGGAGGAGCTGGCTTGTGCTGTCGGCGGAATCAAGGTCTCGGGCAAGGAAGAGTTCCACCTCTTCGTTAGAGGCAAGCTTGTCCTTCTCGGCCTCGCCGTAAGACAGGCCAAAGGCCGGGTCAGACGGGGTGCTGAAGGTGTCGGCGCCCAGGTACACATTGACTCCCCCCGTCGCGTCACAGGGGTCAAGCTCGAAGACCGGGCCGACAGTGCCGTCAACGGTGACGTAGCGGTAGGCGTAGCGGACGAAACCGTCGATGGCGCCAATGCCTTGCGGGGTGCAGGAGACCTTGGTGCTGGGGCGCGGAACGCCGAGGGGGCGGAAGCTCTTGGTCCTGTCATCAACAAGATAGCTGATGCCGTTAGAGGTCAGGAAAGCACGCTGACCGCGCCGCTGGACAACGGCGTCCTTGGTCAAGGGCTTGCTTAGTTGGCCCGAATAGCCGATGTCGGGTCGGGCGTTCGAGATGAGGTAGCCGCCCGAGGCCGCGACATAGGCTCCACCGGGGAAACCGCCCTGCTGGTAGTAGGGTGATTGGGTGTCGCTGCGGACCCCGAGGTAGCCGTTAAGGGCGCGGTTTCCTCGGTCAATCAGCTCATCGCCTTGGACCGAATCAACGTCGAAATAGAACACGGCATCCGCACGGGTGCCGAAGCTGCGGCTTTCGTCGTTATGTAGCGCAAACCGCTCTAGCTGGCCCCCAAAGGGGGCGCTATTTTCAAAGTCCACTTTGTCGCCCAAGACAAATCCAAGCGTCTTGTCATAGGCATAGACGATTGGATCGGGGGCGGCGGCGCTGACCTCTACAGTGCCTACCTTGAGATACGCCAGGGTGGTGTCTCTGGCAACAAAGACATCATAGGCCGTCCCGGCACTCAGCGCTTGTGTGTTCGTTACTGTAGTTGCACCATCGCTGTAGACCGCCCTGAACTTCCAGGTGCCGCTGTCGTCAAACACTTCGAGGCGGACAAGGTCTTGTAGCTCGAAGACGGTCGCCGCCTTCAGAATCTCGGGCAGCGTCAGCTTTAATTGGAAGCACCAGTTCTCGCGGGCTGCCGCGTTGGTGGAGGTCCAAAAATACTCGTCGAAGTCGAGGTAGAAGGGGATTTCAGCGACGCCGTCGCCCCCGAATCGAATTGTGGTGGGGTCCGTACCGTAGGTCTGCGGCTGCGTCGGGACCAAATAAGAGTAGATGTCGGGGTCCGAGTCGTCGTGGACAAGGATGTCGCCGCCGTCAGCGAAGGTGTCATGCCAAAGCAGACCCGCAGTGTCCGGCGTTGTGTCCCGAGCAATCGCGTCGTACTCGCTAGTGCTGAAGTCGTCGTTGTCGTAGACGATGAGGTTGTTTAGTACAACCTCGGGAATGGCTGTGGTTAGACTTGACAGATGCGCTGTGCCCAATACCTCAAAGACGGCATCTGATGCAAATGTGTGTGCCTGCGTAGTAACGTCTGCGCCGACGCTGCCGTCCTTATACCAGGCGTTTAGACGCAGAGTGTCTACTGCTTCGTCATCACGACAGAGGAAGAAATGGATCGTGTTACCGTCAGCGCCGTAAAGGTCAAAAGTACCGGAGGCTGTTAGGAAAGCCCCAGCCCCACCCGATGCGTAGACGCGTAGGCGTACTGTCCAGGTCCCGCTAAGGTAATAAATAAGCGCGTAGAGGCTAAGACTTCCAAAAGTAAGGACCTTGAAGTAGCGCGCCGTCTCGTCGGTCGTGGGCGCAAAATCGAGCGTGCCGAAGATCGCCCAATCGCTACTCGTTGCGGTAGTGAAGTCGTGATCTACTTTGATCACGCCTTTTTCGCTGTCGCGTGTAACGCCGAGTAGGCTCGGCTGTGCGTTGGTAACGCGCACCGATCCCGTGCGGCGCTGGACATGCGAAGCCGTGGGCTCGACCTCGCGCCGTTCGTAGAGCCCGCCAACATTAGCCGACCCGCTTAGCCCACGCGCTTCGCCCGCGATGCGGCGATCAAGCGGCAACTCGTCGAAACGGTGTGTCAAGGATGTGGGCATTACCGCAGATTAGACGGGGTAGTCCGAGGGGTAGGTGAAGGAAGAAGGAGCAAAGCCACTTCGTTCGCCGGTGTCCAGCGTGACCCCGCTTGGCCAATTCGGGGTGTCTACCGATCCTGACGGGACATCAAGTACGGTTCCGCCGTAGAACCCTTCGAGGAACTCCGCATCACCGCGACTACACTTCCAATAGTGCTGCATCACGGCCAAGGGGTCGTGGTAAGCGGGGCTAAACTGGAGGCGCGGAACGTAGCGGACAATGACGCGGACGCCGTAGTTGGTGTTCGGCGCGTTAAACTCTAGGAATGTGCCGCCGTCCGCAAAGAAGCCGAACAGGTCGTCCGGCGAATCGTAAGTGGGGAAATGGGACGACAGGCTTGCCGTGCAAAAGAACCGGCGAACTTGTTCTTGGTTATCGCTGGGGTTAAAGCCGCCCTTGTCTAGCGTACCTAGACTATAGCCCGGGAGAGTGTAGAGCGAGACGCTTGCAGTAGTGGCGGCTTCGCCAATAGCATCGTCCCCGGAGGTTGCCTCTTTAATCTGTTTGTCTTGATTTGTTACTACAGTGTCGCGGCGCACGCAAATCAGGGAGGCGTTGAACCCGATAATATGCACCGGGCCGTTTATGAGGAGTTCGCTGCGGTGCGTCTGGCTAGGCGGGTCGGCTGCGTCGTCAATGAGGATGTCTCTGGAGAAACTCTGAATAGAGTCCGGGTGGAGACCGCCCTTAATGTTCGTGACCGAGGCGCAACAGCAGTTGCACCCGAATAGGCCGCTTTCGCACTCGTTGCACGCCATCAGGTCTTATAGAAAATCTGCTTGGGGTTGCTGGAGTTCTTGAGCGCGTCGCTTGTGTCGCGCAGGGCGCGGAAGCTGGCGGTCAAGTCGTTCTGGTTGGCTGCGCCAGTCCAGGTGAGGTAGCAGTCGCGGGCGCGTTCAAGGACGGCGTCGAGGACCTCTTCGGGGTACTCAAGGCTGTCGCTATCGGATGTCATGCGCGGCTTGTACTGCGTCTGCGTGACGGTCCACTGCTTTGTGGTGTCGGTGGGGGCAGGCCAGAGCGAGACCGAGGAGACATCGTGCAGGTCGGAGAAGTTCTGCTCGAAGTAGCGCGGCGTGCCCGTGTCGTAGGGATTGCGGAGCGCAAGGGCGGGCTCGCGGCTGAGGCCGTCAGCGGAGCTGGCACCCACGGGGAGGATCGAGACGATCTGGCCCGTGGAGGGTAGCTCGATTGTGCGGCGGACGATGTAGCTAGAGTCGGTGCCCGTAATGGTGCGGTTGGCGGGGATGCCTAGCAGGATATTATGGGAGCCGCTAACGTCCTCGATGAGGAACTTGGTCTCGGTGCCATCGGCTTCGACCACGACGAGGATGTCGCGGGGGTGGACCTTGTCGTTTGAAACGTGTGCCCCCGAGATAACAGCGGTCGCGCTATGCTGGGTTAGCGTTACGTCGGTGAGGTCAAGCTGGCCGAGGACGGCGCCGGTCATCTCCCAGCGGTTGAGGCCAGGGATGTTGTCGGTCTCGGCGCGTGAGAGGCCGCTGTTGAGCGCCTCGTTGAGGCGGTCCTCTTCAACGGCGGACACAACGCCCAGACCGAGACGCCGTTGGAGCCGAGTGCGGAGGTCGGAACGTGTTGCCATGCGGTTGAAAAGCGGTATGGGAGGGCACTAGGAGCCGACACCTAGTGCCCTCCCGAGTTGCGTTAGGCGATGTCCGCGCTAACGATATTGGCAACCGCAAAGAAGGAGCGGCGACCGTTATCGACGGACCAACAGCGCTTCCATTCGATGCGCTTGAAGACGTTGCTAAGCGTCGGGTGCGGCTGCATACCACCGATCTGGCGAATGAAGCCGATGGACTCGTCGCCAATACCGCCCGAGCGGACGGTATTCAGACGGAGCGAGTTCCAGTTGATGCCGAGGATCGGGTAAGTAGCGGTAGGACCAGCAGCCGAGGCGTCCCACATACCTTCTTTCGACAGGTAGCGCGACCAGTCGAGGGTGATGCCGCCGAAGGGGATGGTCCCCTCCTTGCCCATGTCGGCGCGAACCGGATCGGGGAGGGCGGCGTCAGCGCGGAGCTTTTCGAGGACAGACTGGAAGCTGTCGAGGGTCATGTAGCAGTGCGTCGGGCGCTCGACCTCGGAGTAGGACGAGAACAGGATCGCCTTCTGAAGATCGCCAAAAATAGTGTCGTGCTTACCGGAGGCGCTTTCCGTCCCTACTTGGCGCGGAGCCCATTTGGGGATGTCGTCGGTCGCCAAGCCGCCGAACTTTTCGTCAGTGGTGTCGCCTTCGTCGGAACCAACAGACGAACCAAGGAGGACGCCCGGAAGGCTGGCAGGGAAACCGGCAGCATAATCGTCGTCGTCGTAGGCCGCGCCGCGCTTGGCGGAAACGGTGCCAGTACCGACAGCGCCAGCGTTGCCGCGAACGAACAGTTGCTCTTCCTCGTTGAGGATGTGCATCATGTTTGCCTTGACGACGCTGCCGACGTAGTCGATCAGGTTGCCGGGAGGCTGAGACTGCGGCATGTTGATGTTCCGCGTACCAGCTTGCAGCGAGAAGCGAGCGTGGGTCAGGATCTCTTTCGCAGCGGAGGAGAGAGCCGTGCCACCGTCTTCCGAACCGTCGAGCTTGTCCGGCACATAGAGTGCCGAGTTGGTGCCGTGATCGTACATCACCGGGTGACGGACGTTCTCGGCGTCGTTGACAAGGAATACGCGGCCCATCTGGGCAGCGGTCTTCAGGAACTTCTCACCGGAATCGGTGAGCGCGTTGATGGGATCACGCGAGTAGGTGTCCAGCGCGGTGGACACCATCGTGTCGAGGGTTTGGTTGTAGTCGAGTGCCATTTGAGACAGATGGGGTTAGCGGTCGAGGGCTTTCTCGATATTGCGGCGCATCTGATTTTCCAAGCTCGATTCGTCGGCAGCGCTGCCAGCGTTTAGCTGGTAACTGCCATCACCAAAGCGCAGTGAGCCGTCCGGCTGGGGAGTGCTGCGAGCAAGGCCGCTTTGTGGGGTGGCGCTGCTGGTGGTCTTAGAGACCCCAGCCATGGCTACAAGAGTGCGGATGCCCGCCTCGCTCAGCAGGATTTCGGGCGTGAGCTTGCCAGACTGGACGGCTTCCGAGTAGGTCGCTTGGACCTGCTGGTAGCCCTCCGACCCCGGGTGCAGGCCCTCGGAGCCAAGGACATTTAGGAATGCCTCCTTGGCGCTCTCGCGGCGCTGGTACTCGGCGTCTTTGCTGGCCATAAGCTCCTCGATCTGGGCACGGTTCATGTACCCGTCGTCTTTGAGCTTCTTACTCTGCCGTTCGTCGTGCTTGCTGACGGCGTCGTTGATGGCTTTGCTGACGTAGGACTCGATCTTGGAACGCACAGCTCCATCGAGATCAAGGTCGTCCAAAGAGCGGACTTTTTGCTCCGTGGGTGCGGCTTGCGCCGCCGCTTTCCCCGCTTCCTCGGCAAGGTCTACCTGACGGGCAGGCTCCTCGGCGGGACTTACAGGCTGCGTTTCCTCGGTGGCGGAAGGTTGGGTAGGTTCAGACACGGTTACCTCTCGGCTCGGTTTGAAAAACGCTACCCTGGGGGTAGCTTAGGTGTTTAAAGGTCAGGGGTCAACCCCTCCGACAGCGTCCGGGATAGCCCCGGTGCGCTGGGCCCTGGGGACTGTGGCCGCGATTTGGGCCTCTTTGGACTCGAATTGGCCGGTGTCCAGGGAGATCCCGTGCTTGCGGTAGACCTGCTCCATCTGGCGCTGGGAGGTCACCATGCGGTCGGGATGCTTGGGGTGGAGCTGCGCGACCAGCTTGCCGTCGCTCCAGTTGCCCTCGCGGGAGACGTAGCCCCGGATGGACTTGGCCCCGAAGTCTTGCTCCGTTTGGGGCAAGGTGCAGGTCGGGCAGGGCTCGGGCCTATCGGAGTCGGCCATCGGCTTATCGACCTCGAACGGCCCGCATGTGGGGCAGAGGTAGGGGTAGAGCATCAGTAGGTTGTCTCTCCGATGCCGCCCTGGGGCATGGCTTGGGGGGTTTGGCCGGTGGCGAGGGCAGCGAGCATGTTGTTGTCGATCTCGCCGGGGCCTGCGCCGACGCCGGGGATGATGCCGCCCATCGCGGCGGGGTTGATGACCTCTTGGCGGCGGGCTGCGTACATGCGGTGCATGTCGAGGGCTTGGCGAAGGGCCATGATCTCGAACTCGTCCGCGTTGCGGTTGACGGCGGCCTCCTGCATCTTCGCGTAGTAGGCGACGTACATGTCGTGCTGGTCGTCCTCGAAGACCATGATCGGCTCCTGCGTTTGCAGGTGGCGGATGTAGCGCTCTTCGGGGCCAAGCTCGATGGTGGGCGCGTCGAGGAAGATGTCGGCGTCCTCGATGCCCATGGCGTTGCCGAGGCGGCGCAAGGCTTCGCGGGTCATGCGGGGGATGCCGCCCTGGAATGCCTGCTGGGCGTTGGTCGTGACGGTGAGCCACTGCATGAGCGCCTGGATGTCGCCCGCGTTGGAGAGGTGGCCGAGTTCAACGGGGTCTACGTCGAAGCTGAAGCAGGCGGTGGCGGGGTCGGGGACGCGGAGGGTGCGGATGGCGCCGTTGTCGAGGGGTACTTCGACATGCTGGCCGAAAATCTTGCGCTGATACTTGAAGCCGATCTGTGCAATGCGGGTCCACATGCCCGCCATGACCTCTAGGCGGTCTTGGTTGCGCTTGGAGGCGGCGTCGGTGATGGCGGCGGCCTCGGTCGCGCTCTTGCGGGGGTTGCTCGGGATGCCCCGGTCGCTCGGGGAGACGCCGGTTACGTCGTCGAACAGCCGCAAGTAGGTCTGGAGGGCGGCGAGGTACTCGTTGAGTACGGTGCTTTGCTCGACGGGGCGCATGGTGGCGTTGACGCCACGGGTGTTGTCGTCGGCATCGACGCCGATGAAGACCGTTCCGCCGGGGACGACGCCCCTGACCGCTTGGATGGCGTCGTCTTGAATCGCGTTCTTGTCGTAGAGGATCGTGTTGTTGCTCGTCCTGACCTCGCGGTCGATCTGGACAAGGGTTTGGACGATCATCCGCATGAGCGGGATCCAGGAGAGGACCTCGGCGGCGGGAACGTCCTCGCTGGGGGCGGGGTCGAGGAAGTTGCCGATGACCAGGGGGCACTCGGGGATGGTTTCCGTGATGACGTAGTCACCGACCGGGTTCTCTACGTCCTCTTTCAGGTTGATCTCGGTGAGCGAGGGGTCTTTGTGGGAGTTGCGGCACACGAAGATCGACATGGGGCAGCCCTTGGTCTTGGTGCCGTGGGCAAAGCCTTCGTGGTAGACCTCGGTGACGCGCACGATCTCCCAGGGGTGGGGAGGCTCTTGGCCTTTGAAGTCGGGTTTCCAGTGGTCGGGGAGGTCGCCCCACTGCATGTCGTAGCCGTGCCAGGTGAAGCGGCGGTGGAAGGGCTCGTAGCCGCAGTCGCGGGCCTCGACCGCGCAGTACTTGACGCGGTTGTAGGCGACCTTCTCGCCCTTGTCGTAGGTGACCTTGACGCCGAAGTAGGGGGAGACGAGGCCGATGAAGGAGGCGCGGCGCATGGCGGCCCGGAGGTCGCCGTGATCGGTCATAATGCGCGTGAGGCGGTTCTGGTCGTCCGCGAGGTGGGCGGCGCCGGGGACCCGGGCCTTGGCGCGGAAGGAGGGGACGCCGGGGGTGAGGTTGGCGACGATCTGGCGGATGCGCGAGAGGAAGAGGTTCGCGGTGGTCTCGGGCGGGCGCCAGGACTGGATCGAGAGGGCGTCGGGGATAACGTGGGCAGGGATGCCCTGTTCGCCTATGACGAGGGCGGCGATGCCGCCGAGGGGGTCGCGGCCCGTGTAGATGTCGTTGATGAGGCGCTCGTTGCCGGTGAGGGGCTCGTGGAGCGCGTCTGCGGCCTCTTGGAGGAGGGCAGCGAGCGCCATGGAGGTGTCCTCGGGGAGCTTGTAGGGCTTACCAGTTTGGCCGGTGGTTTCCATGGGTGCTGGTCGTCCAGACCTTCAGGGGGTCGTGGCGGGGGTTCGGCGCCTTTTCGACGCCGGGGAGGCTGCCTCGGCGCTCGACCATCGAGGAGAGGAGGGCAAGGGCCGAGATGAGGTCGTCGGAGTTGGAGAGCGGGTATTCGATGAGGCGCTGGACGAGCATTTCCCTTCCGGGGAAGTCGTTGGGGAGGATCAGGTAGCCCTTGCGCATGGCCGTTTGGAGGGACATGAGGCGGAAGGCCAGGGAGGCGTTGCCGATCTTTTGGCCGCGAATCTTGACGCCCTTGATTTTACCACGCTCCTCCAGCCAGGGCGCGAAGAGGGATTGGGAGGCGACCTTCTCGATCCAGATGGACTTGAGGTGCTTCTTGTGGGCGGGGACGCCTACGTCTTCGATCCAGCAGGCGGCGGCGTCGGCGCCTCCGGGAATCTCCAGGGCCTTGACCGGGACGAAGATGTTGCGGTCGGGGGCGAAGCCTTTGAGGCCAAGGGCTTGGGCGGTGAGGACGCGGACGACGACGATGCCGTTGAGGTCGCCCTTGGTGCCGTCGATGCGGGCGACGGGGTCGTAGAGGAGGATCTCTGGGCCGTCTGGGAGGCGCTTGAGCGTGAGATCGGGGTCGGTGGCGGCCTCGACCAGCTCGGGCTCGAAGATGGCCTCCTCGGCGGGGACAGGCTCGCAGAGGTATTGGGCTGAGAAGAAGGTGCGGCTGAGGGCGCCCTGCTTCTCGGTGATCTCGTCGGCGGTCAGGAAGGAGGGGCAGAGGGGGTAGGCGCCGGAGGGGCCGGGGCCTTCCTTGTCGGCGCGGCCCTTGACCGGGTTGACGCCGTCCCAGACGCCGAAGCGGAATTGGGACCAGTCGTCGCGGCGGGCAAGGAAGCTGGTGACATCTTGGAAGGCCCAGGGGGTGCCGATGTGGTTGATCGGGGAGTCGGGCGAGTACATCAGCGGTTCGAGGGCCTCGATGAAGTCGATGACCTTCTGGCGGCGGGTGAAGGTGCGGGAGTTCTGCTCGTTGGCGGGGTCGTCGATGACGGCGCGGGTGGGGTGGTTGCCCGCGAGGTTGGATTCGACCGAGGCGGCGAATACGGAAGGTTCGCGGCCCTTTCCGGCGCGTCCGCTGATGTTGAACTGGTCGGCGGGGCCGGACTTGCGAACGTCGCCCTGGAGGGCAAGCCAGGGGAACGCCTCGCGGACGGGCATGAAGAGGCCGGGGAGGATCTCTAGGTCGCCGTTGAGGCGGTCGCGGATCTCACCGACGAGCTTGCGGGCGAGGTCAAGGGTGGCGCAGGCGATGAGGTTGCGGGACTCGGGGTGCTGGAGCAGGTGGTGGCAGGTGTCGATGACCGTGATGAGCGTGGACTTGGCGTGGCCACGGGGGACGATGGGCGAGGTCTTGGCCTGGCTGTGGACATGCTCAAGCATCCGGCGGTGGAAGCTGCCGAACTGCTTGCGGTTGGAGTTCGGCTCGCC